CAGCCATATCAATGGCAGTGTAAAACCTTGACTGGGGTACCTTTACAACCTTTGAGAAGCTGTCAAGTACAGCCTTGGACTTGGTGGTATCAACATTGTTTGCGGCATTAAGCAGTGTAGGAGTGATAAACAGCACCCTGCTTTCGGTTGCGACCTCGGCTTCGTCCATTTCCGACTGCGCTGCGATCAGAGCGCTGATAACATCATTGCCGCCGGTGAGCGAGCCTGTTTTAACAGAGATATCTTTCTGTGCTGCGTAGGTTGCGAAGCGGAACGCATCAAGCTCAGGCACAGTTTTTGTGCGGACAAATTCCGCCGCCAGTCTGCCGAATGCAAGACCTGCGGTCTCCTCGTTGTCCATGTTATCAACGCTGAAACGTCTGCCACGGTCATAGTTGAAGGTAACGGTCTCATTCGTGAAGTTGGTATCGCCATCTACATAGCCGCTTGAACGGGAATAGTCTGCAAGACCGTCCATTGTGAGCTTGGGGATGATAAGCTCATTGGCATTTGCTCCCGCTCTGACCAGTGTGCTGTCACTGTCCAGAACAGAAGTGCAGGACGCAAGCTTATACACCTCGTCCAGCCTGTCGATGAATTTTGAGAATTTTGTAATAGCGTTAGGCATAATTTTTCCTCCCTAAATAAATCACTTGGTTTCAGTGGGCAGACCCATAACGGCTCTGATCTGAGCGTCCGATATTGTATCGGTAGCTCCGCCGTGGTCGATCCCTGTGTCGATCCTTGCTGTTTCCTTTGCAGGCTCATCGCCGAAAAGGAAAGCCTTATCGGTCTTAGCCTTTTCCAGCTGTTCCGCCAGACCTACTACCTTGTCGCCGTCAAGCTTAAGGATAGATGTGTCAATGAGGTGACGGGCAAGACCAACGTCCTTAGCGCCTGCCTTGGTGAGAGCCAGCTCCACGGCACTGTCAAGCTTTGCCTTGGCAATATCGGTGTTGTACTTGGTCTCCCAGTCGGCAGCTGACTTTCTAAGCGCTTCAAGGTCAACACCGTCAAATGCCTTGACCTTTTCGGTAAGCTCCTTGGCGTTCTTCTCCGCAGCGGCAAGCTTATTTTCAGCCTCCGAGAGCTTGGACGCAGCTTCGTTCTGCTCCTTTCCGTGCATTTCCAGCACCTTTTCCGCCTGCTCATCGGTCATTCCGAGAGCAGTAAGTTCTTCCTTCTTCATGGAAATTCCTCCTTTAAAAATTGGTTTTGGGTATAAAAAAAGCGCCTTAAACATTGGTTTAAGGGCTTTTTAGGCAAAATTATACCGCTCCCAAAGGAGCGGTAGTTCATATCAGTGCATCTTCTTCAAGTTCGGGAACGATAAAGCCTTCCCATTTTCGGTTATACTTGATACATTTGTCGATATTAGCAATAATTTCATCAATGCTCATCGGAAGAAATTCAGTTGCAAAATCATCATTAAAATGCTCTTGGTATTCTTTAAGTTTTTGAGCAAGGAGGTCATTCTGTTTTTTCTTCTCTTCCGAATGCTCATGAACAGGAAGATTATATATTTCATCAAGAATGCCCATTGTCAAATCATATCCTTTCTTAAATCATAGAAATAAATTCTTGATATGCAGTTGGAAAAATCGCTTTAATTATTCTTAGCTTTTCTTCATCATTCCTTGCCGTTGCTTCAAAAAAATGTGCAAAAGCTTCGATAGGCACATTATTGACTGAATTTTTCCAATATTTAGCAGGGTGTTTCCAATTACCCACACATTCATTGTTGGTTATTCCGCCGATAATATCGCTGACCGAATGTTTAAAGCTGTCAGATTTTAAGTCATCACTGATAGCTGCATAAATAATCCGCTTATCGCTTGTCCCTAATTGCGTTCCAACACTTTTTACAACTCCGTCAAAGTCTTTATATAAGGCTTTCCTGAATGTCGGATTTAAGGAAATCATTCCCAAGTAATCATCAACTGCATGACCTGATTCATGAAAAACAACCGTGTATTCTCCACGAACGTCGTTTTTTATGGTATTTATATCAAGGCGTATAGCCTTTTTCACAGGTGAATAATGCGGTACTCCTCTTACATTGGTATTACATACCTTGATAGAGGATTGTGAAAGTATTTGCTTTATTTTATCAGGAGAATTGCCGATTATATCAAGTATTTCCTTGCCCGTGCCATTTGGAAGCCTTATAATCGACACAGGACGCTTTAAGTCATGCGTCTTGTTATAAAGCATATTAAACAAATTCCTGAGGTCGCCGCTTTGACGTGTCGCCGCAACAGCCCTCTGCGAAACACTCTTTCCGAACCCCACGACCCGAACACGGGAGTTATCCCTTTGCAGGTCATTGTCACGGATAAACGCATCAAGCCGTGCTTCACGGTTTTTGAGGATAACCGACCGCCGTGCAAAATCGCTGTCAAGTCTCGCTCTGAGCTGAGGATCCTCCGCCGACTGCCTTGCACCGTCAAGCGCCGCAAGCTGTCGCTTGGAATCACGCACAGCACGTTCATAGCCACGCTGCTTTTGCGTAAGGGCATAATATTCGTCGTTCTCGTTCTTGGTGAAATCGGGCGTGTGATAGGGCGTGTCAATGCCCTCAAAGTACGGAAAAAAGTTGTGTCGGCAGTTCCAGCCGCCCAGTCCCTCTCCAGTTCCGTAGCCCGTAGCATCGTAAAAATACGGATACTTGGGGTCGCCTTTCACAAGGCTGTAAATCTGACCCTGCCATTCGGCGTGGGAGGGACGTGCGCCGAAGTGAGAAGAAACCTCAACATAACGGCTGCCAATCTCTTTTGCAAGGTCAAGCTGTATATCACAGCAGGACTTGTTTACCGATGAAAGCACTGCACGGCGCACACATACGTCCGCATTGTCATGCCTGCCGCTTGGATATTCCACACGGGTAATGCCCTTGTCGGCAAGAGATCTCACCGCCGAATATATGGCATCATTGTAAGAAAATGCACCCGATATAACCTTCAGATGCGCAAGGTCCATAGCGTCCGAAAGCTGTCTGTTTGCCTCTGCCACCATACTGTTGCAAAGGTTCCTCATCTGCCCTTTGGAGCTTTTCAGCCCCTTGGACAAAAGCTGAGAAAAGGACGCCGAGCGGAAATATTTGTCTATTTTCGCCCCCGTGTCATCGGGAAGCCTGCCCATAGCCGCCGCAATGCGGTAAATGTCAGCGTCCTCTTTCAGTGCCTGCTTCACCGTGTCGGTGTAAAGCTCCTGCACCTTACGCTCCCTGACTTTCAGCTGCTTTGCGATCCTGCGGTTTACCTCTTTGTAGGACAAATTAAGCTGATTTGCCTTATACAGCTCCCACTCGGCAGTAGGTGTAAGGTAGTTTGCTTTCGATACCCTGCGGCATATGTCACTGATGATCTCTTCCTGCAGTTCCTGCACTAAGCTTACCACTTCTGTGGGGAGTTTGTCAAGCTTTGCGGGAGATATCATTCAAAATCAGCTCCGTTCGGGTACATATCAGCCGTGTCATCATCGGACGGGATATTTTCCTTTGCCTCCTCCTCGCTTTCGCCGTACCATTTCGCACGGTATTCCCATTTTGCCATAATACCGTCGGAAACATCTGCACGGTCACGCTCCCGCTCTGCATTTTCATCAATGAGGGGGGACTGGTCAAAGGTAACGGAAATAGCAGCCTCGTCATTTATGCTGCTGTCGATAAAGCTTTTTCCGATGTGCAGCAATGATTTTACAAGGTCGTGCAAAAATCCCTCAACACGGATAAAATGCTTGTGGGCGTTCTGAACAAGGTCCTGTTTATCACCCGTGTACTGAGTAGCTGTGACAATAGAGCCCGCATTAAACTGATAATGCTTTGTGCCGAAGCCTACCTTGAAGCTCAGGTAATCAAGTTGAGCCTGAATGCAGTCCACATTGTCCTTTACTCTCAGATCAGGGTTGTGTTCTGTGATGAGCGGCTTTGCGCCCATGTCCTCCGCAGATGAGGTTATGTAGTAGAACAGCTGTTGGTTTACCTCATCGGGAGTTATCTTTTGCCCCATGTACTCCTCAATAAGCGATTTTGCCATAAACACCTTTTTCTGACCCAGCCAGATATCGGAGTTAAGGTTGTTGTATGCGATATCAACGCCTTTGAGGTTATCAATGGCATTTGCAAATACGGCACAGCCCATACCGTTGCTGCCCTTTATGCTGTTTACGATAGCAGGTCTGCAAACAGAGAACCACGGTATAGCCGACCTTGTGTGTATAACAGGCGGAACGCTTTCGGGAAGGTTGTCCTCTTTCAGCACACCTCCGCTCTTGTCAGCCACAAACACACGGTTTTCAATAACATACTCACCGTCCTCAAGCCTGTGTATCTCAAGGTAAATTTTATTCACACCCTTGATGCACACATCAGAGCAGAATGCCGCTTCGGTGATCGTGCCATTGTCACAGCTCAGTGGGATTATGTTTCCACCATCAATGTAGTTAAGGTCTATCCGTGTCCTGCTGTCTGGGATAATACTGCCGTTCTCGGACACAGCCGCATTTTTCAGCCGTATTACCACTGCCGCAGTGCCTGACCACATCATGCGCTCCATAAGGTTGTTGACCTGTTCCCAGAAGTTATTGCTGCCGAAAACGCCGCCGTTCCCCGTGTCGCCCATGAGGAAACGGCTTGCACGGTCATCATCGGTCTTGATAAATGTTTTGTCATTTATCAGGATAGCAGCCCAGTCCTCGCATACCTTTTTCGCCATTTTCATGGTGTACATATCACGGCTCCTGCGCTTGCTGCCATTGTCGAACACAATGCGGTGAAACGGCTCATTGAATCCTCTCCACCAGTCTTCCCACATGGCAATGACATTGTAATAATCACCCGTCAGCCTGTAGCCGAATGTGCGGTTAAGGAAGTTTATTATTTCAGCGTTTATTGCTATCATCTCCCTTCATGTCAAGGTTAAGGTATTTAAGGAACGAGCTGAACGAATACTCCAGCGCATCGGCTGTATCAATATCACAAGTGCCGTTGTCAAGGCGGACATCTTCGCCGACCTTCGTATCGTCCCATACCTGCTCTTTGAGGCTGTTTATGACATTTGTGCAGTCACGGTAAACCGAGAACCGTCCTTGTGACATCAGGGTATTAAGCGCATATATACGGTCTGTGACCGCTCCCTTGTAGCTGTCCTTTACCGCAGCGCTAACGCCGTGCTGAGACATAAACGGACGGATAGTGTTTATTATCATCTGCTCGGCGCTGTCGCAGTATATGGCATAGATCGGGACGGAGGGAAAAAGGCTGTGGATAAATCTGTAGAAATCCAGCAGCTTCCTGCATACCATGTCCGTGTTGATAGTACCCTTGCTTCCCTCCACCTTATAATCCGCCAGTACACATACGCTTTGAAAATTGCCGATAACAGCTGTAGCAACAAACGTGGTCTTGGACTTGTTTCCGCCGAAATCCACGCCTATGTTTATCATTCTCATAGACTTAGGGTAGCTTTCGGCAATGAATTTCTCGGGCGTGTCCGCAAATATCTGAAAGATAAGTCCCTCTGCTGCCACACGGTCGCCCAGGATATCACGCCTGTACCATACTGTCCCGGGGCAGTATTGTGAAATTACCTGCCTGCGGTTTTCTTCGGAAATGTTTATATTGTCAAAAATGGTGAAATTCTGATAATTATAACCGAAAGCAAGCTTGCCCTCCGCCGCCTGCCTTGCGTATAGGTCAATGTAATTTTTGTAAATGGAAGCCTGTGGCTGCGAGGGGTTAAGGTCCCAGAACACCCTGCGGTCACGTGCCGCAAGCTGTCTGTTAAAAGCCTCTTTAATGGTATTATCGTGGTGCAGATTTATCTCCGTGGCTATCCACATTCCTATAGACATACCACGGAATTTTTCATAGCTGTTCTTTTTTGCTCCGCCCACAAAAATAAGCACACGCTGTTTGTAGCCTGTGCTTTTTCCTTGGATTATGAGAGCTTCATTGCCCTTGTACTGTCCCCAGCGGCATTGCCCTCTGAAATAGTAGGCAACACCAAATCCGTTGCAGTCACCTATAACGGTCTTTGCAGTGGCAGATGTAGCTGCTGTGGCAAGGTGCAGGAAATCCCGTGACTTTTCCAGCGCAC